GGCATAAGAAGCGGTGAAGCTATAATTTGATTGACATTTTCATAAATAGCTTTAACTTCATCTTCTGTTGCATTTTTAACTTCAACTGTAATAGTTGAATATCCATCTTTAATCATTCTAAATTTCACGTTTGGGAATAATGATCTAAGTTCTTGTGCCTTTTTAAGTCTTGATTTCTTTGTAAAGTAATACATGATTTGTTGTTTTTAATTATATGTAAATATACACAAAAAAGCCCAAACTAAAAAATCTGGGCTTACTTATTTTTAAAAGTTACGAACAATTTTACAAGAATGTAACTTCATTTGTTTCTGGATTCCAGTCAAACGTAACTGGCTTATTCACATAGTCATATCTCTCATTTAAAATAGAAGCATTAAAGAAATGAGTTCCATTGTGAAACTTGTAGCCGTATCCGCCGTGGATATGACCAAATACGTGTATTTTCGGAGGTTGCTCATCTACTTTTTCTCTTAATAAGGCACAGCCTAAGTGCGGTTCATTATATGGAGGCCCACTCATATCTAAATGATCTTGTGGTGGTCCATGTGTAATTAAAATATCTGTATCTTTAGGAATTGCTTCCCATTTTGCCATTAAACCAGGTCCACCTTTGGGTAAATTAAAGGCCCAACTGTAAAATTCAGGTTGCCATGGACTACCATAGATTTTAGCAGTTTGTTTTTCTCCAGTTTCATTAATTAAACCATCTCCAACTATAATCCAATCATCTTGAAGATAGTCAATCCATTTATAAGAATTAACTATTTCCATTGCCTTCTCTGGTTTATCTTCAAACATTCTATCATGATTTCCAGCAATGAATACTTTTGTATCATATTGTTCTAAACCATCAAACCATTGACAAAAGTCTGTAATATCTTCTGCATTTCTACCAGAATTCATTAAATCACCTGCGTGAATTAACAAATTACCACCTGGTAAATCATTACTGATTTCTCGGTGCTTAGTGTGCGTATCTGATATTAATGTGATAATCATTAGTCGTGAATAGTTTTGAATGTTACAAATTCCATGGCCTTATGAGCTTCGTATAATCTTTTTAAAGCTGATCTTTCAGAAACTGCTCTACCAGATGGAGTTTTGATGTGTGTAATACCTCTTTGATTTAAATCATCAGTATTACCCCAAAGTAAATAATATTCTGGCTTTAAAGTTCCAGCTCTCCATGTTTTGTGTACATAGCCTTCGAATCTATCACCCCATTTACCTTCATCAGGTTTCATGAAGCATTTAACTAAAGCTACTCTTTTACCTGTACCTTTATAATCTTCAGCTCTTTCAATTTCAAGTAAGACTTTTACTTGGCCCAATGCGTCGTGCATAAATATTTCCATACTATCTTATATTTAAAGTTTTGCGATAGTTTACAGTAGCTCTGTAAATAATATCTAATCTTTTATTTGGATCCATTTCTAAGATTCTTTCAGTACATTCAACAAATTTACCAGGCATCCATGTTAATTCTCGTTGAACCTTTTTAGTTTTGTTTAACTGATAGATTGTAAAAATGGTTTTACGAGTTCTCCAGTGTTTTGTTGTGTATTTACGGCGAACATATCCGCTCTCATAACTCATGTAATCTGCGTTTGTCAATGGATCATGAAAACATTGAGTTCCATTGTTTGCTTGAGTTTGAGAAGTAACTTCAATTAATCTAAGTGCTTGTGTCTTTGTCATAACTTGTTTGTTTTAATTACTCTGTAAATATACAAAAAACATTTGACATAAAAAAATATTTAAGCTTTTATTTTACGTCTTTTAATTCTGTTCTTAGTCTTCCAATTGCAGATTCCAATGTATTATAAACTGGAACGTTATATCTGCTACAAACAATGTCCACATTACCTTTACGCCAAAATCCATCTGGGCAACATACGATCATTTTACCAGATTCGGCATATAAACCAAGCTCTAATAGACTAATTGGACTCTTGGTTTCTGGCGAAAAGTACATGAAAATAAGATTACACTCATCTAATTTATTCATTTCCCAATTTACCTGTTCACTGAATTGCGGATTAGATTCTTTTTGTTCCCAGGAACTATCCCAATCATCTCTTCGGGGATTGAAAAAGGTTAAATTATCACGGTCCTTAAATATCTTGGGTATTGCTGCTTGCCAATCTTCAGCCTTACCCATTTCTATAGAACCTGCTAAAAATACTTTAACACTTTCATCACTGTAATATACGTTTTTTGGTTCTGGTTTAATTACTTCCATTTTGTGTAGCTTTAAGTTCTTCTATTTCTTTTTGCCAAGCTCTAATATCATACGCGTCCTTTGGATCTTGACATGGAGATTCTTTAATATATTTCTCCAGCTTTTCAATTCTAAGTTGTGTTTCTGACTTGGCTTTTTTCTCTCTTTCTAAATGCTCTATAATTGATTTTTCTAATTCATTAAATGCTTTTAAAAGCGTAGGATTTGTCTGTGCGTCATATCTAAATTTAGCATCTTGAAAATTCTCAATCGGCGTAGTCGGATATTGCCAGCACCAACGAAAGAATGCTCCAGTTGCATCAAAAAATGCTTTAACTTTATTCATTATGCTCTTTTTAAACGTTCTCTAATTTCTGTAAGAGTAGTTTGGTTTTCAAAAGCACCATTCAAATAAATAGTTTTTAAATGTCCAGTAGCTTCATCTTCCCAAGTACATTGATCTTCTAATAGGTAAGTATTAGCATCTCCTGCAACTCTTAATAAACCTTTTGCAGATTTTTTAACTCCATCGTCAGTGATTGGATCTTTGAAGATTTCTCTACCAACTCCATTAACTTCAACATAGGTTGCTTTCATTGCAAAACCAAAGGTGTCTCTAGTGTTGAATTGGTATGTGAAACTTCCAACACCTAATACGATATTTGTACTTGCAAATCCCTTTGCTTCTAATCTTTTAAAGATTTGTTCAGCACGATCTAATGTAATTGAATCTCCGTAGATTGCTCCAATATGGGAATCTAAAACTTTGTAACCTTGTTCGTTGATAGTTCCACCGAATACATCCCAAAGTAATTCAATAACTCCTTTGTATTTTGCGTCCTTTAAACCGTATTCACTCATTGGTGTTTGTAATCCACAAATAATATCGACTGGGTCTCCAGAATCAGGTCGGATAACTACTTTACCATCTCTTGCTAAAATCTCTTCTTTAAGAGTAACAATATGTTCAGTACAAACTTTCCATAAATCCCAAGTATCTGATACGATTGAAAGAATTCCTGTTGGATATGTTTCCATCAAGTTTCTAAATGTTCCAACCTCATCTTCTTTAGATCCAGCACACATAACTGAGTGTTCAGTTGCATTTACAGAACCTGATACAAATCCTTCTTCATTGTAGAATTTACGGGCACCAAAGATTGCTGGTAAACTGTCAGAACCAGAGAAACTTGTTAAGTGACCTAACCCTGAACTAATAGTTGCATCAATAGAATCAAGACCTCTCATTGAGAAATCATGTGCTTGCCAATCTACGAACCAATTTTTTTCAGCATCAGTTTTTTCTTGCCATGATGTAAATAATTTACGGTAAGCATGTGCAATAGTCGCTGAAGTCATTGGTTTCCATAACAAGTTAGAAATAACTGTTTCTAAGTAATTTGTAATCCAATAGAAACCTGGATGTGTATTGTAAATTGTCAAAACCGGAGTCTTCATTGGAACTAGGGTTCCTTCTTCGAGAGTTTTAACTATAATTGGCAAATAACCTAAATCATGTAAAGCTTCAAAGTGACTAACGTCATAGTCAGTATTTAAGTACATTGACAATTCACGTTTCATTTCACCACAAACTTCATCTTTTGGCTTTGAAAAGAAATCTTTATCAAAAGCTTCGTGAATTTGTTTGATTACCATTTGTTGTCCAAATGATACTAATTGGTCGCAACCTTTAGGTGCATACTTATTACTACGTGGAGTAAAATTTGAATAGACTAAAGTTGTTCCTTTAGGATATTGTTGGTGATGTCCTGTTTTGTAACCGTCGGTAAGAAATAATGGATTCATATTATTTGTTTTTAGATTTTCTTTTTTTCATTAATTTTTTTGCTTGATAGCTGTCGAATTTTTCATGACTGCTAACGTGTTGAAATGCAACGTAAATAAACACAATGCATACAATAACGACTGGTATTAAAAAGTATAATGCTTCCATAAATTACTTATAAAATGTTTTTAAATAGATTGCTTGTTGTCTGATACCGAATTCTCTAGTAAGAACATTGGCTGGTATTTCATCTGTCAAAAAAAGACTTAATCCTTTTATCATTTTGGCAGCATCAAACTTTCTTTCTCGACCTTGAATCATTCCTTCAGGATCTGTTAATTTGTTAATTATAAAAGCTAAACGTTGTGGAGTTTCACATTTATTAACCTCTTGCCATGTTTCTAGTTCAGTCATAATTATTTAATTTTTGTTTGTAAAAATTTAATAAATTTTTTAAGTTCTTCTTGATTAAGAAATAAATGTTCACTGCTATTATCGGTAGCACATTCGATTTCAACATCTCCATCAGAATAACTTGAAATGTTCCAAGTAGACCATTTTTGTTTTATAGTCATACTATTCCATTCTGAATTGGTTTCAAAGGTTGTAATTTCTATAGCCATAACTTCTTTGTTTTAATTAGATATGTAAATATACATAAAATTATCTAAATATAAAAGCATTTAAGCAATTATTTTTATAAAGTTACGAACAATTATAATTATACCAATTTAGCTAAGATTTCTTTAACGATTGCAATATCTGCACGTCCTTGGTATTTTTTATTAAATTCACCGATAGATTTACCTTGTAATGCTTGTGGATTTGTAATAGCAACTGATAAATCTTGTAGGATTTCCTTTAAAGCCAATATGATTTCATCAGATGTCATTTGAGCTGGCATGTATTTTTTCAAGACTTCCATTTCATCTCTTTCCTTGTCAACAAGTTCCTGTCTACCTGCAGCTTCATACATTTTAATGGATTCCTCGCGTTGTTTGATTCCTTTATTAATGATTTTAATAATCTCATCATCAGTAGCAACCCAAGTTCCGTTGCTCTTAAAAGCATTTGTGATTGCTGCCTTAATACTACTTAATGCCGCTTTAGCTGTAATATCCTTTGCTTTGTATGCAATGATATAATCTGCATCTATTTTTTCTTTAATTGTCATCTTTCTTTAGTTTTTTCTAATTCCTGTTATCATCACATATTTAAATTGTCTGTGTATTGTAAATATATGTTGAATGAATGTTACTTCATACGTTTTAAATTCACCATCAAGTTCCATTGTTATTTGTTCATCAATTAACGGTTTTTCAACTTCACTGATGAAATCATGATCACAAACACCTTTATTCATTAGGATAAATCTACACTTCGTCATTGTTTTTTATTTGGTTTAATAATCGCTTGAAGAACTTGAATCGTATGAGCTTCCTGAGTCATAAGAAGATCCTGAGTCATAAGAACTACTTGAGTCGTATGAATCTGAACTGCTAGATGAACTATCATCCCAACTTCCACCAGCACCTCCACCTGAGAAATCTCCACCTCCAAAACCTCCATCAAAACCAGAATCTGAATTAGAATCTGTATTCGAACCACTGTCATTTAATGCATCTCCAACAATAGCGCCAAAGATATCGCCTCCAACTGTAGCACCAATTAAGGTTGAATCAGTTACAGCAGCAACTGCCATTGAAGTTAAAAAATCAGATTCATCTTCTCTAGCTTTTTTACGGGAACGTTCATAGATTTCATCACGACGAATGCGTTCTGCTTCTACAATTTCTCTCATACGTTTTTCTTTATCAATAGGAGTAGTCTTAGAAGTTCCTCTAAGAGTGTAATATGATTCTTTCATTTGTACACCTTGAGGTTCTACTTCTTTAATTCCAAATAATCTTTTAATCCAGTTCATTTTATTTGTTTTTAATAATTTCTTTAAAATATGGTTTTCCTTGTTTGTCGTAATATTTTACTTTACTCTCATCGTAAGGTTCAATTTCTGAAAGCTTTACCCAGCCGGCACCTTTTGTGTTGTGCGTTCCACCGCTCCAATCTCCGTAAATTTCAACTTCACCTTCTCTAATCCCAATTACTGTAAATGAGGCAGCATCAACTGGATAATAGACTAAGTCACCTAATTTAGGACTGTATGGAACTTTACTTTGCTCAACATCTGCATTTCCTTTAGAATTACTTAGTAATCCAGCTAAAAAGAATGGATCTTGTGTAAAAATAGGAGTATAGATTTCTTGCCATTTGTTTCTGGTAAAAGTTCCATTTTCATTAGTAGTGGTTACTTCTACTTTACCAATCACAGCTCCTCTTTTCTTACGAAAATCGCAATCATTCCAATTGATTCCTTTTTGGAAAATCAATTCTTGCATTTGATCAGTCTTAACTCCATGAAGTTCTTTAGTACTATAAAGACTTTGAGCAACTGAAGAGATTGAATTCCTTACAGCGTCTTGTTGTCTCCAAATAAAATAGTTTTTAACCTCATCAATAAATGGAATTTGAAAAGCTCTGGCATCAAACATTGCAAGTTTAAAGTTTTGAATATCGTCAACATCTAACATGCCTTCGATATCATTTCCTTCCCATGTTGCTCTCGCCATTCTCAATTGATTGAATTTAGCAGTTGCCATAGAAGCTGCAACACTTACCATTTTCTGTAGATTGTTGTCAAACCAAGCATGTGTTCCTAAGTCATCGAAGTCTGTTAAGACTAAACTAATCTCGTCTGATTGAACATAGCCAAATTTAGCGCCTTGGATATTCTTACAAAGATATGCCGTCGTTTCATTCATATCGTCAATAAGTCCTTGGTCAAATGGTCGTTGTAAGCCTTTTGTGTAAGTGTGAAATGCTTTTCCGTCAATGCGGATAATTGTGAATGTTCTTCGTGGAAGTTTGATTCTGGTTCTATCTTCATAGAACTCTTTCATTCTGTCGCCTAATGCGTCATTTTTCATAATATATGTTATTGTGCAACCTTCGTTAGTTGGATGCTAGTTAATGTTATTCTTTAAAGGGAATAACTGACCTTATTTTAAAAACCAGTCAAATGCTGATTTAATAATTGTGAGATTTACTTCTTGAAAGATAAACCATTTAATCCAAGCTAATGGCCAAAAGATAAAATCCATAAAGGCCCAAAAACCACTTGAGTGAATTTGGTAACCAATCATCGCAGTTGGCAGTGAAAAGATAATATTTGGAATTGAAATTGGTCTAAAAGAGTAAGTTACTTTTTTGTTTGACATCTTAAAATTGTTTTATATTATATGAATTAAAATAATAAAGTTTCTTAGATATTGAAATAATCTTTAACTCTCTCGATAAACGTTGGTTTACTTTTAAAAGTTGAAGCATATTCATACAAAAATAATCTTTTCTTAACGTCTGATAATGAATCGAAATTTTGCCAATTTGAAATTATATCGGCCATTTCACAAATACCAACTGTTTTGGCAGATTCTACAAGTTGTTCATAAACCTCTAAGTCAGTTGCTGTTGTATATTCACCTAATGTTGTGATTTTTGGTGGATTAGCTTGTCTTTGACCTTGTTTGTTTAGCATGTTAGCTGCTACGATTGCTGAGTATGGAAACATAATTTATTCTTTAATGTTAATTTTACCACCATACACTTGAACTTTTGTTGTCTGTGTATTTTTGTTAGAATAAAAAACAGTAATCCATGAAAACCATTTATTCATCCAGTTAATACTTTTCATTAATCTTTGCTCTAATAAATAATCTTGCTCTGTCAATAAATTTTCGCCACATTTTGGGCATGGTGCATTGATAAAAGCCGCTGTATTATTTTCAATCTCTTCAGAATATGGAATTGCATAATCGCATGTTTCATTATCACATTGGATCGAGATTTCTCTTCTAGTTTCAATTAATTTTCTT